AAGCTGAACACGTCTGTCTTATTGGCGGTGGTTGTGAGTGTCGGCGTGCTGTTGGCCGCCCATTTGACAGCCGCTGGCCATGTCACAGAGAAGGCCGTTCCATTGCCTCTCAGAAGCAGCGTGAAGCTGCCTGCCGTACCGTTGGCAGGCGTGCCAGAGATGGTCAGATTGGAGATATTGGCCGTTAGGCTGATCGGCCCGAATACATTCCCATTTGCCAGATTCAAGGTCAGGTTATTACCCGAAATGGCGGGCGTGTTAGCCGTTTCGGTGTATGCCTGAAGTTTCGGGGCTGTGACCAAGTTGCCATTGCAGGCAATTGTTGAATTGGCGGTTATCCCCCCGGTGGCGGTCAGGGTGCCGGAAACAGTGACCGAGCCGCTGAATGTGTTCGAGCCGCTGAATGTGCTATTGGCCGTGGTCAGGTCGGGCGAGGCATAAGGCAATGCCGACCACGCCGGGCCGTTGCCGATCTTAAATTTGCCGGTATTGGTCTCGAAGCCGATCTCGCCGGTGGCCAATGTGGTATTGGCACTGGTGAATGCGGCGGCGGTGTCGCGTCTGACTTGAATCGTGACATTTGACGTTGCCATTATGCGCCGCCCCCATCGTAAATATTCGGCCCGCTGGCTGTTGCCGATCCGCCGTCAATGGTTAAGACAGTGACGTCCAAAACACCGTTGGCAATCTCAAGCGTGGTGCCGACTTTGATCGTGCCCAGCGTGGTATTCGTGGCAATCGGTGGCGTGCCGGTAATGTTTGTATAGGTTAAACATGATGGCGTTACATAGCGTCCATCGCCCCGGCCTTGCGTCAGTATCGATTCACTGCCCCAGACTGTTACATTTGAGAGAGTGGCATTATTGGCAATGATTGTCAGGCTGCCTTTATCCAGCACGCATTCAGAATAGAGCGTGCCGTTGTCGTTACTGCTGTAAAGCCCGACCTTCTGCCCGATTTCATAAGCCTCAAGTGTGCCGTTTGCACCAGTGGGAAAGCACGCAACGAAGTATTCAAGGCCGCCATAACAGTGAATGCCGTTGCCGGTGAAATTGGCGTCGCTGGTCGCGTCAAAGATCAGACCTTTGTGTTTTAATGCGGAAAATGGCATTAATTACGCCTCGTTATCGGCTCATAGCGATTGTCGCAGGTTGATCGTGTCATCAGCTCATTTGGCCCCGGTGGCGAATTGTTTACGCCAAATGTCACGCCAAAGAAAAGGATGCCGGTAACACCAACCTCCATAAATGAGAAGGTTGTCTGATCTTCGTAGTACAAAGTTGAACCGCTGGCCGCCGCTCCAAATATCGCTTGGCTTACAAGCGTTCCGTTTGCATGTTTGTTCGTAGAAATAAGCTGCGCAGAAACAGGGCTTAGGTCGATCTCAGATTGACTTAGCCCCCTACTTACTGTCGTATCGAACGCACGAGATAAAAAGACGCTGCCAGCGGCTGGAAAGCCGTAAGTCATGCCGATTGCAAATTGATATTCAGTGGTAGAAAGATTGTTTGTTTTACTGATGCCATAGATTGTCCGTTTATTAAGTGTTCCATTGCCACTTGCAAGCTGATAAACCTGCCCTGCTATCGTCGCGTTGCCGCTAACGATGTTAGCATTCAGCGGAAAATACAGCGAATTGCCGACCGCCGAAACATCATTCGCCGTAAGCGTCACGTTCCCCGTACGATTATTGAACGTGCTGACACCGCCCGCTTGAGCCGACAGCAGCCCATTGGCGTTGATGGTCAGGTTATCGCCAACAATGATGCCGCCAAGCGTGCTATTAGTCGCGACGGGCAGAACGTAGCTGTTGCCGGTCGTCTGCACGACCACCGTATTATTCGGCTGTTGCCGCACAAGCACCTGATTGCTTGATGCCTGAATCGTCAGGCTGGTGGCATTGGCTTGTCTGACAATAATATCAGCCATTAGCGGGTGACTTCCGGCGTGACAGTAAGCGTGCCGTAAAGCAGCCGATCAACTGTAGTATCGGGCTTGACCAGTTCAAGATCGTAAACATAACTGCCCGCTGTCAGGTTAGCCGTTTGGGCGGCTGTCTGCTGCAAGGTGAAAGTGCCGTTGGCGGCTGATGTGATCGTAATATTGCCGTTGGTGGTTGACAGGTCAAGTGTCGTATTGGCTGAATACGCTGGCCGGGCCTGCATGCGGATTGTATATCCGGAGAGGCTGATATTCGTGCCGTTGGCAGTTTGATATTGGATGGACTGCGACCAGGTGGCCCCTTGCTCGATTGTCAGATTGCAATTACCGGCAGGCATTATTCAGCCTCGCCTTCTGCAACATCTTCAGCGGATTCGGCTGGTGTGTCTCCGCCTTCGGCGGACTCAATTTCAGCATAGCCCATGATCTGCCGAGCCTCGTTCAGCGACAGTAAACCGGATTGATACAAGGCTACCGCCCTGTCTGACAAGGCTTTTGTGTCTGCTGCCAGTTCTTCGATCTGGCTGGTGTCAAATCGAACGGTCAGCATGTTATCAGGCTGGGCGATCGCGCCGTCATAGCCGGTGGGAAGCGTTCGCACAAGCCTTGTAAGCTGCATTGAAAGCAGTTCCAAAAACGGAATAATCGCATCCCGCCAGCTTGCCCGATTGGCTTCAATCAAGTTGCTGTAGGTCTTGCCGGTGTCCGGTTGTTTCAGCGACATTGGCGACCAGCCCAAGACACCACAGACACGGGCCACCGCGATTTCGGTCATTTCCTGAACTGATAGATCTTTCGGGCTGAATCCCGGCGTTTTGATGTCAAGCTCGCCACCTTTGAAGATCAATGGCCTGCCGACGCCCTTACCAGACACCGCCCGCTTGATGTCGGATTGTAAGACTGCGATATTATCGCTGGTCATCATCTGGGCACCCGTGCCGGTCAGACTGACCAGCCAAGACGGGACGCCGGAACGACTCAAGATGGTTGTTTCGTAGATCGCTGTCAGCTTGATCAGTGCCAGTTCTGCTCGCACTGCCTCAAGCGGTGAACGGCCCCTTGCGGCTGTTGTCGATGACTTGCCGACCCGGAAATGCAGCATTCGCTCGCGTGGGGTGGTGAACTGGAAGCCCCTGCCACCATCAAAGCCGACGAATGGGTATTCGGTGATTTCGCCGATGGCCTGCCCGTATCTCGGCACTTGAAGCCAACTATACGGGATTGGCTGAAGCTCGCGAATCGTGCCGCCCGTCTGGGTGTCTCTGTCAGAGATGGCCGGAATATAGGCGTTGCCATCTTCCAGCAACTGCTGATAAATGAACTCAACCAGCGTGCTTTCGGTTTCACCTGGTGCGGGTTCTTTCCAGATCTGGATTAACGGATGGTCAACCGGCTCGAATCCGCCTTCTTCGTCGTAATAACCGACCTGCAATATGGCCTTGCAGACGTTCCGCCTCATGGCCTCAATAGCGGCCCTGATAACAGGGTTGTCACAATACGGTCTGGCAAGATTGGCGTAATCATCGCTCAAGGCGTTGATTACATCGACTGACCATGCCGACACGTCAATCTCGGTGGTGTCAGCAGTCACGCCCGTGCGAAGTGCTTTCGAGCGGAACCAGTTGAGGAGGTTGTATTCAGCCATTTAGTTTAAGAGAACCACTGAAAAGAGCCGTTTCTGCTCAGGTAGTTAAAAGCGTCGGCTGCCGCATCCACCTGGTCATCATGCTGACCAGTTGGGAAGCTGCACAATTCGTCAATAAAGGCCCTGTTCCAGTCGCCCCGCTCAAGTTCCACCAGGCCAGCCTCACAAGCTGCCGCAAACGGCATAGCCCGCACTTCTTTTGAGCCTGTTGGGCGAGCGGAAACAGTCGCGAACCCTGCCAGATTGATTTTGTCCTGCTCCACTTGATCGACCCCCGCGGCACCGGGATCTTGTGCCAAGTGGACGATGGTTTGCAGTCCGTCTATCTCGGCTGTCTGTCGCTGGATGGTTCGCCGTTGGGCTGGAGACCATTGACCTCGTACAACGTGGGTGATTCGGTATCGATCGCCTGTTCGCTGCATTCTGACGCCGCAGGTGTAGTCGCCCGCACCGGGCGTTGCGGCTGTGTCATAAGCACGGCAAGCCAGCCCTGAAAAGTCGCCACCATTAGCAATAGGCAGCCAATCAGCACGGAAAAAGCCACCGCTTCGTGGGCTGGGCCGCTGCTGATAAAGGGCAGAGAAAGCATAAGAGCCAATGGCCTTCTTGATTCTGTCGAAATCTTGGACGCCATAACGGTCTGGCCAGAGTGCCGCCCCCGGCTGTCTGCCGAGCGTATCACCTTCTTCGGCAATCGCTGGCAGGCTCACCACGTCCCACTTTTCACCGCCGTTATTTGCTTCTTCCAGTAACTGGCCTGCAAGGTCGAGAGAGTGCCAGCGGGTCATAATCAGCACGATAGCCGCGCCGGGGTGAAGGCGGGTGTAAAGGTCGTTTTGATACCAGTCGAGAACTCTTGCCCGGTAGGTCGGTGATTCAGCCTCTTGGCGGCTCTTCACTGGATCATCGATAACGACCAGATCGGCACCGTAGCCCGTTACACCTGACCCGACGCCGACCGCATACAACCCGCCGCCATGAATAGATGACCACTGATTCTGTTTGTTTGAATCGTTGGCAAATTGAAAACCGAACCGACTGACGAGCCGCCGTGTTTGTCGGCTGAATGTGCAGGCGAGGCTATGGTTATAGGCCCCGACGATGATTCGTTGCGTCTGATCGACCAGCAGCCGATACGCTGGATAATGGATGGTTGCCTGTTCGCTTTTCCCATGCCTGGGCGGCATGAAAAACATCAATCGGCTGATTTCGGACTTAGTGACCGCATCCAGTGACAGCCGAGCCTTTGCCAGATGTCGCGGGTGCCATTGAAAGCTTGGCGTTGCGACATTGAGAAAGCGATTAAGCCCCCTCGGAATCAGTTGGGTCTGTGGTGTCGCCTTCGTTATCAAGATTTGACCAATCAACTACCGGCGAATCTACCTGCTCAATCGGGGTCGGCACCTTGCCATCAATCCGGTCAAACACTTCTTTGATGTGCTGAAAGCTGCCGCCCTTGGCTTCTCTGACTAATGCCTCGATGATTTCTTGCAGATCCCCGGTGCTTTCAAGGTGTTTCTGCAATTCGGCGGCCATTCTTCGGGCTTTACTGTGCCCGGCTGAATTACCAGATTGGCCCGGCTTCCATGGCCGGAGATTTTCCAGTCTTGGTGTCGGATTGGGGTTTGCCATATTTCAAACTTATTTCCACTGCGTTATCCGTTGTATTAGCGGATAGATTACCAGTCCACCCGCCCCCGTAGATTGACCATCGATTCAATCGCACCGCGGCCCGGCTGTGCTCCCTTGTTTCGTCGCTTGTTGCCGGTCAGCCGCTGCATTTCTGCGTTACGCTTGATGCGTGCCTCACTGATGACCTTTTGCAATGCATACTGGCGTTGCTCCCACTTTGCAGCAGCTTGCAGCACGGCATCAAATTTCTTGTCGGCCCTGAGACATTTAAGGCAGATAGCGGGCTTGATCTTCTCAAGGCTCCTGCCGCTGTCGCAGACCCCGCACGGTGATTTCTGGCTTGACTCTTGCCAACCGTCAGGCGGCATCATGCCGACCAGTTCAACCGTCTGCCCGCCCAGGTACACTCTGACCTGCGCTTCAGCCCGTTGGTTAATTTGATCTTCAGATAATTCTTCTGACAACGAATCCATTAAATATTGACACTAAACGCTAAAAAAAATTACCGCAATCGCAAATAAAAAAAGTTTTATTTGTTTGGGAAATCAATGATTTCCGGCTCGTTAATTTCACCCCATTTGTGGAACCGCTTCAGCGGTGTTATTTCCTCTTCGTAAATCTCTGAGATTCTGAAATTGCCATCATCTTTACAAATAGCCGACACCACCCGCGTCACGAGCTTATCGGGGTGTCGGTATTGAAAGTTGACGAACTTCTTTGTTGGCATGGTGCTATTATAGCACAACTTCCAGCGTGATTTCGACGCCTGGTGCCTCGCTTACATTGCACCAATGTTTCTGACAGAATCGTTCTGTCACCTGACAATCGTCCTTATAGACAATACCGGTCAATGCGTCTTCGGTGCAGCGTATCAGCTTGGTCAGGTCAGGTTTCTGCGTGTGATATTTCGGGGCGGTGTCTTTGATCTTGGCTGCGTTCCTGCCGCTACCGTAGTGGCATTTGGGCCGGGGGAAGTAGAAATCAATGGACATTGCCACCGCTTCGGTCGTCAGCTTGGCCCCGGCGTCAGTCATTGCCTGCTGAGCGTGTAGCGACACAATCGACTGCCAGCTTGTTTTCCGCTTGGCCGTGTCCATCACAATGATTCTGCCCGTTTTGGGATGGGCAAATGCTTTTTTTGAGCCGGATGGTGACGCGATGCCTGGGACAAAAAAAGATAGTTTCAAGGTTGTGCCTCAAGTTCTGCAATTCGTTGATTTCGCATTTCATCGGCTCTAGCCAACAGAACGGTGAAAGCGACAGGGTTAATATCAAATATCTTTGATGCGTCCGATGGGTCTTTTAGTACGTGAATCCCGTCGATCTGAGGCTGTGACAAATGAACTGCCAAGTTGCTGCCTGATTGCGGAATGCTCATGTTGTCTGGCAGTCCTTCAACTGGCCTGAAACTTATATTTATTCGATACCCTGTAAGCAAATATCCCCTGTATTCAGGCCAATCAAAAGTAATGACAAAAATGGCCGTGTTGGCAATCCTTACATACTCATAAAACCATCGTGCCACTTCCAGCATCTTTTCCTGTGGCACATACCTCTTGAAATTATCGTCAAACATCATCTCCCTCGTCTCATTGCTTGCAAATACATCACCACTAATGCCGCCATCATGCCAGACAGCGTAAAACAGGCCACAGCGGCGAGGATTGACAAGAAGGTTTCAGGCATCTTTTTGAATCCCTTCCAAGCCTTCACCGATCAAAATCTCTTCTGATCTGAACTTGTCTTTCGCGATAAATTCCAGCCTTTGAATCTCGCGATCAACGTACCATCTCGCCTTCCGCAGATCCTCGATGGCATCGCCCTTTTCACCAGCCCGCCACAGGTATTTAATAGCATTCCCACGGCAAAAATTCATGTGTTCAGTAATCTGGATGCATTCCACGCCTGACGGGTGATTTTGATAATGAGAGGGATTGATTGGATCGGTCATTCTTTTACCTCACTTTTGCTCACGAAATCGGTTTCGTTGCCAGACGATTGCCGCATGTCTTGTTTTTTCTTTGCCATCTCGATCATTGATTCTTTCATTCCTGCCCTCCACTTGGGATTATTTTGATAGTCGAACTGGCATAGAATCTCTTCGATAGCAATGTTCAACCGCTCCACCTCCGCCACCAGTGCCAGCACCACGGCGGGATCGCAGGCGGTTATAAACTCGGCGTTCTCGCGTCTGTAAGATCGTGGGTTCAATTCGCAAATTTCATTCTTCCAGAAACGCGTGATAATGACAGCGTAATCGTCGCCAGCCATACCACCGTAGCCGATTAACCATTCGCCCGGCGTCGCCGCCTCTGCCTTTTGTCGCAGATCTGCAAGCAGGGCGGGCGTGATTTCAATGCTCATTTCTCTACCCCTAGCTTCTCTTCAGCCCATGCCTGAGCTTGTTCCAGTGTTTTGAATTTGCCGGCGACGTTCCAACACGTTGTGTCGATCTTGATTTCGCCGCCAATGTCGTTCATTAAATATCCGACAATCACCAAAAACGGGTGCTTGCTCTCTTCAATTTCCTGAATCATTGCCCATTGATCGCCGTGCAACGCCAGCCAGATCCTGCCGTTAGAAGTCCATGTGAGTGGCATATTTACTCTCCCCACACTGGAACGACTTTTGATTTCCGCAACTGTGCCGAATACTCTTCCGCGTGGCTTTGCGACAAGAACAACTGATAGCTCACCTGCTTTCGTGGGCCAAGTTGCTTTTGCCAAACGTCATCTTCGGCATCGGCAGGCAGCACTGCCCAAAGCGGTTTAAACTGTTGTTCAGCGTGAACATCGCACTTGCCATTCTGCATCAAGCCGACTATCTCATGGGCGTGCTTGTCCAGCTTCATGTCAAGGTGCGTGATCGTGTTGCCAATCGATGTGCCCAGCTCAATCTCTGGCAAGTCCAGCACAAGCTGCCGAAGAGTAGCAGTCAAATCATAAATCCGCTTGTACTGCTCCAGTAACTCTTTCATTTCCCCCTCTTTTTCTGCTCAAGCTCTCGCCTTCTGTTCCGCCGTTTCATGGCACACGACAAACATCGGGTGCTGCCTTTCGCCACAATACACTTACAATCAAGGCACTTGCCCTTTTCGGCACGCTCGCGGCAGATCTGACAAGTGCCAGTTTTGTTATAGTTGGAAATCGGCAAGCCGCAGACGCTGCAACCATACAGGCATTGCGTGCTTCTGGTGATCACGACCAGCTTTTCTTCGACTGTTTCATAGCGGCCCGCTAAGGCGTCTTCAAAGTATTTTCTTGCCGATTCTTCCGAGACGTTTAACTCGCTGATCACTTCCGCGAATGCCCGCCGTATCGTATTTCGTCTGACTGCTGATATGTCCCTTTCGTAAGGTTGCCAAGCCGCATCAGCCATGCTTAACCTCAATCGTGATTCCGGCCCGCTTGGCGTCTGCCTTTGCCATCTGGGCAAGTTCAATTGATTTGGCCACGGCAAACGATTGTTCATAGGTCAGACGATTGCCGGGCTTGTCTGACAGGTCGTTAATGATCCTGACCAGCCGATCGTTCGCATGGATCAGCTCAATATGCAGTGATTCATTGACTGTCATTAAATCGCTCTCCCTGATTCCAGGATCAGTGCCACCGGGAACACCCAGCCGCGAGTCGTGATTGACTTATCGCGGTTGATGAGAAAGTTATTGGACTTGCCTATTTTCTGGCACTCAATCAACCTGGCCGCTTTCAATTCCTCAATCACACGTCTAACGGTTGTCGATGTCTTATCGATCCTGACCGCCAGTTCTTCGATAGTTGCCGTTGAATCCCTGTTGATCTCGCAGAGCACTTGCACGTAAAGACTAATCACGCTTCCACCCCAGTTTCTTTTGGGTGGATGCTCTTGGCTTCCTTGATCAGATAGATCCGGTCAAAGTCGGCAGGTTTGATCGTGAAATAGGCATTGTTGCGAAAAAGAACGTCGATTGACGCGATGTCGTACGCTTTGCCTTTGGCGTCGCGTTTGTATTCAATTTTTACAACCGTGCCGACCATGATTGATTCTTTGGCCCGGATTGTGTCGCCGACTTGAAAACGATTGATCATGACACGCCATCCTTTTTTGCACTGTTGAGCTTCTTTGCTCGGATTTCAGGCCGATTGATGTGTACCTTGTCAGACGCCCTGACGCCGACCCTCACCTTCTCACGACCAATTTGAGCGATAACAATTTCAATCGTTTCGCCATCGACATCGATAACGATTTTTTCGCTTTGTTTTCTTGTCAGAACCAGCATCGCTGTTACCTCCATGTTGTGAGTGCCTGAGCCGCTGCGACAAAACAGCGGCTTCAGGTTTCGCTATGCCCGACTTACCAAGACCAGGACTGTTGTGTAGATCTTCGTTTTGACAAGCCGGGAAACCACCGCCAGCCATAATTTCAGACTGGCACTGATGAAATCTCCTCAAACTCCCTCTGCAATCGCTCCGCGTACTTGTCGCCAGCTTTCGCCCATCGCTGAACCTCATGCTTGCTGGCGATTGTCACCCGCTGGCGTGCATAGTTGCGGTTCCATTCCCGAACAAATGCTTCGCCGATTGCTTTTGATGTATTGGCGGCACTCTCTGGCGTTGCGCCTTTGTTCAGTGCCATGACAAACGCGGCTGATATGTGAGCCTCAAGTTCAAGCTCAAAATCAGCACCACCTACGAGGCTTCGAGTTGGCGTGCGGATCTTAATTATTTCGTCCCAGAGTTGGCTGATGCGCTGCTCAACCTGACGCATTTTCGCGATTGTCTGCGGTGATAGTGTGGCCATGTGATTGATCCTGAGTGAAAACCCGCCCAAGCAACGCACCTGGGCGAGTCGCAGAAGTTTCCGGCGTTTTGGACCACCGGCCAGCCGTGGCGAAAATCGAAGGACTCCACGACTGATTGTTGCGGCTGGGAGTCGAACCCAACTGGCCACTGGAAAACCCGCTTCATCTTCGGGCTGGCCAAAAACCCATCGCAACATAAACCGCCTTCCGTGGCGAAAGTCGCTTCCCTGCTTAGATTGCCCGCTCGCATGACCCACAAGGGCCGCGTGCCCCCGTTTTGCTCGTTCGTGGTGGCGGTAGGAGACTGCCGCCAGATCATGCTGCCGCTATGTCACCAGCTTCCCGGCGGCACGGGCAACCGTTTACGATTCGACCGTCTCATCCACT